TGCCCTGATAACTTCCCCATACTGATGTTCGAGGAAGTGGAACATCCCGGCAGAATCACGGCTGCAATACAGCATGAACTGGGCAGGGACAGATTGAGTTCCGGGAGGGGGGATGACGTTCTGTCGTTGCTCCGCGTGTACAGGCATAAAAAAAGCCGCGACTAGCGCGGCTGTGGCGATGATGGGTTTGATCATTGTGGTCTTAATAATCCTGAAATTCCTGGCGTGGTCAATCCAGCCGCTGGTGCAGCAACCCCGGATAAAGCACCCTTCATCATTCTCAATAATTTCAGATCCCCGCTGGAAAGTCGTTTGCCAGTGTTTAATAGCGTATCAAATGCCTTTTGTGCTTGCTCTGGTGTTTCTGTAAACAAAATATCAGCCGCTTCTCTTGCTATTCGTTGATCTTTGATTCCACTTAGCAACCTTGAGTATTTCTTCACAAAACCCATTGCCGCCCAAGGCGCACTTACAGCAGTTCCTGCGATAACCGCCTCAGTAACATCCTTACCCAATCCACCGCTTTCCCATTTCTGTACATCTTTGGCGGTTCGTGCTGTTCTTGAACCCCCAACACCTACATCCGCTTCCACAGCCCTAAAGCCACGCTCTTGTTTAGCTCGATTTATAAAGGTGTTATAGGAATCTTCATCTGGGAATACTGCTTTTAAGGCATTCCGTATTCGTTTGCTGCTATTTCTGGATAGAAATGTGCCGATGGAAGCATCACCTACTCGGTTATTGAGTTCTTGAAGCATTCCAGATCGAAAGGCTTTTTTCTCTAATGCAGACGATAGTGCGTCGAATTCCTTACGGACAGCGGTATCAGAAGTATTTCTCAGAGCGGCTGCGCCCTTTTTAACGGCAGTTTCAACTTGATGACCCAAATGGCGTATACGGTTGGCAACCTTATATGAGGGGTTTAACTCGCCCACTTCGTTATTTATCCTAGTAACTAAAGTTCTATACGCCTGTTCATTCGGACTAACTTTACTTGATGCCCATTTTGCTTTCTTATCTAACCCCTGTTTAAGCTGATGTAAGTGCCGCGTCGCAATAGAACCAAACTTAATAGACTTAGTACCATCTTTTGCCACTTCCACCAAATCATCCCAAGCTGGCATTAAATCATCTTCCGTAAAACCTGGGCGTTTATTACGCACGAATGTATTTACATTTGCGCGTCTGGCGTTGTAAACCCCTTTTACAAGAGGATCAAATAAAACATCTTCCATCCAATCATCAACTGTTAATTCCTGGCGACCAGCTACTTCGTAATGGGGTTGCTCTCTACGTCGGGTTATTTTCTGCGTCCTGACAACCATATCGTCAGCCCGTTCCGTTCCGCGCAAAACCGTTTCCATCTCACCCATTAAATCATCGTATTCAGATGCCGCCCGAGCTTCTAGCCTTTCAGCCGCAATTCTTCTTGCACTACCAAAACCTTGACTAACCCCTGATCTTGCACTTTCCATCGCGGGTAGGTCGGCGATTGTCATACGTCCTGAAACCTGATCCCTGAATGCCTCTGAAGGTGGAATACCTTGAGCATCTAGTTCCGCAAGTCGAGCTGGATCTGTAGTTTCAAGTTCATCCCTAAATTCACGCTGTAAAGTACGAACTGCTACATCTTTATCACGCGATTGGCGATATTCGCGGCCTGGGCGTTGGCCTAATCTTCTGCGTAAATATCGAGAACCCACTTCAGTTAGTTTTTGCCCCCCTGCTCCAAGGGGAGCGCCTAGAGTAGCACCGATTCCAGCGCCTAAAACGCGGTCCTGTATTCCTTTAAGCGTAGTGACATCCCCCTCGGATGTACCAGCACCATACGCGGCACCCGTTGTGGCACCAACTTTCGCGGCCCTGGCCGCTGTTAAACCGCTTTTAAGCGCCGCGCCAGGCAGTAACATACCCGATGCAATTTCTGTACCGTAGGCCCAGAAAGGATGGTCTTCACGAAAATCGTCCAGCGCATCCCTTTCTTCCTGAACTAGATCATCATATGATCCTGCACCAAATAAACTCCGGGCCAGGGCAGTAAATTCATCTGCTGTTCCAAAAGTTAAACCCTGCCCTACACTTCTAGCCACACCCTTTGCCATATCAGCAAACGTTGTTTCCATGTCTACTGGTTGCCCGTTGTAATGGGCTAAAGTGGATTCAATTTGAGCCTCAGTAGCATTAGGATGTTTTCTAAGGATGTCTTCGCGTGTCATAGCTACATTTCCAATACGTTGCCATCTGCTGTTAATAAATCAACACGGATCTTGTGTGTACCTATCATAATATATTCAATACCATCTTCTATAATTCTTGGTGCATAACGAAGAATTACATTGGTAGGATCAACCTCGGCCCGAGTCGCCAAACCCTCATATTGCTTGATCAACCCCTGTTGAGTTGCATCTTTTTCTCTGAATAAAGCATCTGATGCTTCAATAAACTGAGCGCGGACTTCTGGCTTGAATCTTGTACCACGCAATACTCTGTTATATGCGTTACGCACATATGCACTAACGCCACCCGCATTTTCTGCTGTTGCAAATTCACTTTCTCTAACCACTGAATTAGGATCTAACATTTTCATGTAGTTAAAAATCAAAGCAAGATCACCGGGTCCACTGTCTACATCCACAGCAGCTAAAATACGTCCATAAGCATCGACGACCTTACTGAAATCTTTTGCTTGACCAATATATTCTTTTCGAAAACTGCTCTCTACATCACGAACTTGTTTGAGATCTTTATAACCACCCAATTTAGGTTCACCAGTAACGGTAACGTATTCCAAATCTGTTACATCACCTGATTCCGCATATAGTTTCTTTGATGCAGGCGTGAAAAGTTTGGATGTTAATAATGTGCTGTCTGGTTTTGCTTTTTCTTCAGGTAATTCGCTCTTAGGCATCCAACCCTTTTCGATAAGTTGAATACCTGGAGAACTATCTAAAGACACATGTTTAGGAGTTTCTTCGCCACTAGGATCATGCAGCCAAACCTTTTCACCAGGCTTCACCACCATATCCCAGTTGGAAACCTGTCCAATCAATTTGGCAGATGCACCAGCGCGTATAAGCGCTTTTAATAAATCAGGTTCACTCACCCAGTCCTGGTTAGCTATGGACCGTAAAGCTCCCTGATCAATCTGATCCTGCATCTTCAATAAAGCGCTAGTTTCATACGACTTACTGTTATCTTTCGTACCCCATACACTAGATACGGCGCGAAGTATGTTTTTCTTTCTGGTTATCTGACTAGCTATATTACTGATGCTAGGTTCCCGCTGCGTCGTCGGCGCTCTGGTCACCGCACCAGGCGTAACCGCTGGGCCAAACCTATTCATCTCCATCTCATCAGCACGGGCATCACCGACCCTGGCACGGACGTTGGGTCCGTAGATGGACTCGATAGAATCCCAGTAGGGGCGGGTTGGTTGCTGTTGTGTTGGTTCTGCTCTAGGGACTAACGCAGTTGGAGCTGCTGTACCCGCTGTATCTAGGGGTGTTCCTGGATCTTGGAGAGCAGCAATTTGCTCTGTCAATGATCCTTTTTTAGCCACCAGAGCATCTGCTTCATTCAGTGCAGTACCGGTTTGACTAAGTATTTTTTCTCTTTCTGCTGCGATAGCTTTAGCTTTACGAAGCTGATCGTATTCGGGAAGATATACCGGTGTAGTGCGTTCTCTACCGCGCATAGGTGGCGGGATTCGCATCGGAAGCATATCCGCAGGATTAAACGGTTCCGCTCGGGGGATAGGCCGCATGTCGGACGGGTCAAATTCCTCGGTACGCATATCAGGGACTTGACTCCAGAGATCAGGCTTACGCCGTCTATCTAAAATCGTTTCCGTATCGCCCGGAGTAACTTGGGAAGGCGCACCCCTCAAAAATCCTGACTGTCCTGGTACGCCGCTAAAGGTTGGATCTGGCCCCATAACACTTTGTGTGGCTACAGGACTATCAGGATCAAACCCAGCCAACAGGCCCATCGCGGCCTTGCGACGCGCCTCTATCTCAGCCGCGATTAGATCTTTCTTTCTTTTCGCCGTTATCTGCGCTAGCTCTGCATCTGTTGGCATTACTGTGCCCTCTTTCTTTTTGCGAGATACGGGTTGTACGAAGCACCAGTAGGCGTACCACCCATCAGACTCGGCATCAGTGGTTTAGGCACCGGAACCTGGCCACGACTTTTTGTAGGCGTCAAACTCTTAAACGGTTGATCGGATTTGTCGTAGTCTTCGCCAGCACCTTCGAGTTGTTCTTTTAGCGCATCCCAGAAATCTTCATCTTTGTCACCCCAAAAACTGCCGCCGGATGGTTTGGGGGTTGCCGCCGGGAAAGTAGATTCAGGACCCCAAGTAGGATCAGTCATCCCCGGATAGGGGTCTTGTCGAAATGGTAAGTTCGGCAGATTCTGAACCGCGCTGCTGACTAAATTATCAGGTATTTTTTTCCTAATATTAAACAGCGACGAATATGGGAAAGGTATTCCAGGCCAATCCATCACAACACTCCTCTAAAATTATTAATGATATTCATAATCACATAAAGATAGACGCAATACTCGCCAGCTTGCCCACCGTATCCAGACCGCTCGGGCCTGGTGCTGTGGTGGTGGACCCGTAATCGCCTGATATCATCGACATATACGACTGCAAGGCATTCTGTGGCGCAAGTTGCGAGTAGGTGTAGCGAGAAATATCATCGTCTATAGCCCTCTGTGACATTGCCTGGCGTTTATCTCCGATGTCACCCATGCGGTCGTAAACGCTAAACGGCTGTGCCATGATGCTCGGATACTGTTGCATTCCCAGAGCTTGCTGGCCGAGCTGCATCTGCGCCGCTGGCATTCTCATCCCCTGTGCCTGGGCGTAGGCATTGCCGTACATTTCAGCAGCCTTGTTCGTCATCTGCTGGTTGGCTGCGGCGATTGCTTTGGCTTGGATGTTGTTGGCGACCGAACTGCCACCTGGGTGGGCTTCTACGATTCCCTGTCGAATGCCAGGAAGGACGTTACCGAGAAGCTGGCTTTTCATCTGATTGCCAAAGGTTTGCATCATGTCGGCATAGGGTGAGCCTTGACCTGTATCGACTCGACCAGCAAGGAGATCGGATGTTTGACCACCAGTAAATGGTGTAGCGCCCTGTAGACTGCCGATAAGGGCATTCTCCGCGCCTTTCATCATCGACTGTGTGCGTGGTGCCATTGTGTAACCGAGGGTCGCGGCTTGGGCTGCTTGTTGGGCTGGGTCGAAACCAGCCGTAGTCGCTTCTGGGTAATATTCGGCTGGGCCTTTATCGAGTATTTTTCGAGCTTCGCCAAAGCCGTACTTCAGCGGCTCAACTTGAGCTTCCCACGGCTCAACCGTTTGTGTTCTTGATCCACCACTCATAATTTATTCCTCATTATTAGTCCGGTCCTGACCAGTCTGGATGACCCGGCCCATACGGCATGTCCTGATCGACCCAACTTGATCTGTATACTGGTCCACCAAAACCCAAGAGGTTTTGTGTGTAATTGTCACCTTGAATATCTGCTCTACCGTAAATTGGGTTGAATCCCCAATTCGCCAACGGCCCTGTACCAAACGCTGAAGACTGCGGAGCAGTCAACCAAGAAGGACCGCCGTAATCTGCTGCTGCCCACGGCACAGTCGTTGCGAGGCGGCTTGTAGGATCTTCCACGCTGACATTTTGTGGATCGGCTAAAAGACCGCCTAAGACACCATATTTAGGGACTAAATCTGTACTTGTATATGCACCCGGTGTCCCAGCCCAGTCAGCGAAATTAATGTTGAAGCCGGGAACCGGAGCGCCGCCAGAATCATACCCTCTAGTTACCCACTGGTTCATGCTTGGGTCCCAACCTTCGGCTGATGAATGCCGTGTTGCAAAAGTTTCTTCCGGGCCACCTGTTCCACCATACATCATCAACGGGACGCGATAACTGTCATACGCCCTGTCCGGGCCAGTACCACCGCTAACTCCGCTTACCTTGTAAGGATCACCTGTTACACGGTACATATAATCTCCAGTACCCGCAGGCGCTATTCCCATTCTGTTTACATAATTGCTGAGTAAGGCACCGTAGGTGTCTGGGTTATTAGGATCAACCGGATCAACAGGATCAACCGGATCAACCGGATCAACCGGTACAACCGGGTCGCCCCCCGATGGCATCTTCCCTGTCGGGAAAAGCGGTGTGGGGGAAATTGGATAAACTGCCTTTCCCTCGCCCGGTGGATCGACAGGTTTCCAACCACCAGGAACGCGGCCAGGCGTAGTCCCGCCGTAGTGATACATGAGATCCCGAACGGTATCGCCGCCGGGGATACCCTGGTAATTGTTATCTACGTCTGGCGACCACGCTTTCGGCATCCAAGGTTTATAAGCCAGGTTCTGTCCGATACCCGCTGACTGTAGAAATGGGTATTTGATGGTTCCAAGATCAACGTCGCTACTAAGTAGGCCACCGCGCCAGTTGGGGTCGTAGTCCGGGTGGTCTGGCTGGTCAGGATTCCACTTAATGTCATTCGCTGTACCTATGGCAAACTGGGGTGGGATTGGCTCTGGCGGTAAATCTCTAGGGTCTACGAATGGAAACTTATTTGGGTCTACTCGTATTGGACCGCCGGGTCCGGGGTTTTCTCTGTCAGCGGCATTTAAGTATCCAGCTTCTCGCGCTCGTCTGTTCGCATCAATTTCCTGATCGACAGCGCTAGTAAACCCAGCACGTACAGCTTCATCATTTGCGTATGCTTCCATATCAGAAGCACTTTGAAATTTTTGCCCAGTTCGTGGGTCAGTAACTAGTTTTGCCCTTTCATTTGCCGCCCTTTCCCTCGCTGCCGCACCACCCTCAACACCAGCCGTACCCGCCTTTGTATTTGCATGAGCTTCCTTATGGGCCGCGCTTTCATAGCCCTCTGCTCGCGCCCTATCATTTGCGGATAACTCTTTTGCTACCTCTAATGGGTATCCTTGAGCTACATATTCTTCTGTTGTTGCCATTATTGCATCCTATGTTTCAAGGCTGTACTGTTATTCGGGTCTACCCCAAGTTTGTCTGCGTTTATCTGCACCCAAGCCGCCTTTAGATCAGGATAAGCGTCTACATATGTTTCATAAATTGAAGCCATTTAGCTAAATCTCTTTCGTAAAAATATGATAACTGTTAGTCCAGCCCTTCAAAATCTTCCCCCAACCTTTGCGTCCCCAGGCTTCAAGATGAGAACATCCTGAACTTTTGGCGTAGTTCTCAAGCTCTGGATAAAACGGAAACCACTTGTTCATGTCGCCACCACCGATAGATACGACCCGTAAAACTCTTTTGCGTGGATAAGGGATATGTTGTGTGACCATCGCAGCCAGAACATCACCGCCCTCGACGGCGATCCATAATTGCATTTCTGCCTTTTCCAGCAGTGGTTTCATATCTTCGGGCAACATCTCACCCTCAGAATGTGGTGTGGCTTTTTCCAGATGCCCCTCAACGTGGGGCCAGATTGCGTCCACCTCGGTTGGGTGGATTAAGAAGGCTTTACAATTTATTCCAGCTTGTGCCATACCAATACACACCTTCGCCAGATCCCGGATTCCAATCTGACCCATCTGCAAATCTTATATCTCCGGTTCTGGGTCTTGCCGGTGCTTCGTGTGTTCTTTCCAGCCTGAATGTCGCTTGGTTTAACAGGATGTCACTCAACCTTTTTAATTCAGTAACAAGGTATAACCCTAGACTTTCCGGATTTGCCGGTAATGGGCCGGGTTCATAGTGGGTTACAGATCTTTCTACTCTATCTACATGAGTAGCCATTAGTTCATCTTGGAACCTCTATTCCCTGCGTTCTTAACGTCAAGAGAATAGCCGTCCAATCTCCATGTTTGATCTCCGGTGGATTCAAATTTCACACCGATATATTTTCCTGTAACCCTAACTGGAACCTTTGATTGTGAATCAGGATTAAATGTATATGGGCCTTCCCATGTAATACTTTCCTCTGTTGACATCTGTGCGCCTACATAGACGTTCACAGTGTTAGCATCAGAAGATGACATCTTGGGCCAAACAGACAAAATCTTCTTTACTGTTGATGCATTAGGTTGCCCTGATTCATCTACAGTTATGCCGGTTCTTTCGACGTAGGATGTCATGTTGGTTCCATCCTTTGTGTTTCCGGTTTCATGCCGATACATTTTAGTGTCAGTTGCGGATGCCATCACCAGAGATTTACCAGCCGTGTTAGAGAAGGCTGATGCACCCGCTGTATTCCAGTTCAGTGAGTTATTCGCCCATGTACTTGTATCCGCAGACCATGATGCAGAGGATAATGGATCACCCTCAATCCCATATCCAATCATTGATGTTTCTGGAAGATCACGCTCTGTGAATGTTTGATTCGCCCAGTTCCAGACCAGTGCTTTATCGCACTGCACGTTTGTTAAATTACCAGACGATACATAGCAAGCCCACATCTCAGTATTTCCATAATCTGCAACCACAAATGACTTTTCATGCTCATCGCCATTCATATTGCCGAACAAATAATCCCTCATCTTATGGGGAAGGATAGATTCAATCTTCATTCCATCGTTAATGTAGATGTCACCATTACCAAAAATGAAATGCCTATCCCCAAACTCCGCTACACAGTTTGTAGACAGTGCGCCAATCGTAGGGGATAGTTGACGAAAAGCAAAGATAAAAGGAGTACCAACATACGACATCTGGTAGATGGAATCCTCTTTGTAAATCATAAACTTGTCTGTCAGGGGAAGACCATCCAGTATGGCCCCTTTTGAATCAGCAAGTTCGTATTCACCAGCATCGACCGTCGCAGAAGTTTCATCCCATGATGATGGAACGGTTTGTATAGCCGCCTCTGTTGACCACTTAACTAAATTTGTATATTTAGTGCTGGACTCTGTGATATTGAGTGCGATCAGAAAGGAGCGGAACGCTTTTATAGATTTACATTCAGTAGACGCTGGCCAGTTAGTCAAGTCTGCCATCCTGGTACCTACAGCGGGTACACCGGAACTCAATGCCCAGAATTGTGGGTCATCAACACCATTGGTCATAATGAGAACACCGGCTAATACAGTAGATACCCAACCACCTCTGGCTGTAGCACTGTAATCACCGGATGATCGAGTTATGTCAGTCCATGATGAACCGTTATGAACATAAATCTTAGTTAGCCCCCCGATTACCCAGTAAGACGTAGACCCTGCTACTAGATTAGTTATGTAGTAAGGTGCAACAGGACAGGAGGCCATAACCTCCTTATAGCCGGGGGTTTTCTGTATAGCCCCATGCTCTGCTCTTATATTATTACCATCAGTCCAGACGTTGTTTGG